TGGCTAGAAGATCGTGACGGTATGGGTTAGGGAATGTTCGACCGATAATCAATCTGGTATGCAACGCTCCCGTAACAACCGGCATTGTTTAGCGCGTTGTAAGAGTTAAAGAAACCTTTTTCAATCTCCGCGAACATAATCACCGTGTTGCTCTCATCGGGTTTGGAGAATGTGATACACGTGTTCTCGCTGCAGTATCTTGGTTGCATACCCAGCGCTGCGTTCTTATCACCTATCTTGATTGTAGTAATGTTCGTAGCTAGTTTGAAGAATACCATAGAGTCGCGACGATGCCCGGTTGCGACTTTCTGCCCCTGCGCGTTGCTGATGTCAAAGGTGTATCCGGACCTGTACGCAGAACCTCCGTTGATCTCCACGGCCATTGATGTACCGACGCGCTGTTGTCCTTTTTGCAGCAGGTGCACACCGTCCGAACTAACACCCTCGTCAATACCGTCGTAGCACCAACTCCAGCATCCGGTATGCGTAATTACTCGGTGCCTGTTGCTCTCCGAACACAACATCGCGCCTTCGACTATTGCATCTTCGAGAATTAGGAGGTGCGAGCGCAAGCCCTTCCAACCCATAATCATTGGGAAGATATGAACCTGTGCGTTTGGGAACAGTTCGCAAGCCGTGTTAACTGTGCTTGTAGCGGCAGTAAGTACAGCATCGCGCGTCTTATCGTTGGTGCTGTCGTTGATTCCACCACCGATAATGATCATAGACACGTCGCTAAGTGATTTTCCAGCGCCAACGATGTTGTTTTTAAGCTGCGTCAGCTCGCTCTCGAACGTGGTGCCGGACACATATCCGGCGCCTCCGATTGCTGCCTTGAAAACGTCTGCCGGTTTAAAGTTCAGCGCTTTCCCGAGGTACGTATCCCATGCGTCAATCCCTGAAGTAAACTCTTTGCTCCATCCGGCAAGGATTGAGTCTCCAACGCACCCGAGTATTTGGTCGTTATTCGCGGGCTTTGTGACGAAAAGCTCGTCGGCCTCGACCTTGGTATAGTAATCTCCCAGCTTACCCGTCAGCTCGGTCTTAACGTCGGACACGTACTTGGGAGACGCTGCAACGCTTGCGCTAGCGTCAGATGCGCCGGTGTCTGCGATCTTCACATGCCCGTAATTGACGGCGTTTCCGACTCCGTAAACGGTCTCCTCGCTCGCGTGGTCAATAGGGGCCTTTGTAGCCTCGGCAGCTGTCGCGCGCTGCTCCTCCGCGTTGATCGCGCTCGCGTTCTGAGAGATTCGCCCGTCGTACAGTTTCACGATCTGCTCCAGCTCATTGAGCTGTGCATTGGGGTCGCTCCACTTAAACCAATAATCCTCGTCGGTGAGCTCAGTTCCAGCGGGCACGAGAGGCTTGATAGCGATGTAAGAAGATCCTGCGACGTCCCTCACCACGTCGAAATAGACGTATGAATTAAGTGAGCTCCACGGCTCCTTGATGTAATTCGGTGTAACCCTCGGCCCGACGCTCATAAGCCCCTGCGGGGGAACGTCGGGGATGATCATCTGCCGGTCGGTCACGGTGCCGGAAACGACGGCGTTATCGGTTTGAGCGCCGAAGTTTGAGACGTTTGGCATGTCTATACCTCCTAGTAATTGATGCGAATATGGTATGTGCCGTCTCGTTCGTCGAAAATCCAATCGAACTTGAGGTACTCCCATCCTTGCGGGATTACGACCGCGTACCTCCAAGCACCTGTTTCAGGCTCCTGGATGAACGTCGGAAACACGTACTTTGATTGTCGCGCCACGAGCTGTTGCAGATTCTCGTCAATCCACTTTGCGAGCCCGTCGATGTACTGATCGTAATAATCACCGTTCTCGATGGAGTCGATGACGGCCTGCAGCTGCTCGATTGCAAGGGTGTTCTCGTTGACCTGCTCGGACGTGTCGTTTATGTGGTCCTTCATGGCATTGATGATGCAATACAGGTTAGCGACGAGCTGCTCGGGGCTCTTGACCTGCCAATACATCTTGGGCAACGTGGGATTCGCGATCATGAACGGGTCGAAATATGGCAACGGTGCAAACATATATGCCACCTCCTTTACCAAAGCGGAACGGTCGGGACGATGAGCGAAGTGAACAGCGTGTGCTCCAGCTCGTCTAGAATCATAGCATCCACGTCCTCCCACTCTCGCGCGAACTGCGTCAAAAGCTCTGCGGCGTTACCCTCGCGCAACACATCGGACTCGCGGTCGTTGCCAGTGCTCGCGTAGTCTGAGTTTCCCGATAGCATCGTCTCGGGGAAGTCCGAGAAGATATCGCGCGACTTCTCGCGGTCGCGCGATTCCTGGAGCGGGTTCACACCCTGCTCGACGCGCTCGTAGAGCAGTTTGTACTTAGGCATGATCTCGTTGAGTTTGCGGAGGTACGCGCGCTTCCACCTGTTCGGCACCGTGTTTGAGACCTCGCGGTCGTAGAATCGGTTGAGGAACTTGGTGCAGAGTCGTGTGTACTGCTCGTCGCTGTATGCGTCGAATCTCCACGAATCATCCTCGAGTGGCCTGTAGAATCCCAGCTCATGCCACTCGCCGAGCGTGATCGTCATATAGTCATAGCGCTCATCGCCCACCTCGGGAAAATCGAACATATGCCTACCCCCTCTCGAGCATGGTGTCATAACGGTGTGAGATGTCGTAGTTGCTGGAAAGGTTGTCGCGCGCCCATACGACGGTGACGGGAGCGTCCAGGCGGTCTCCGAATCGGGCGTTGAGCTTGTCGCATGCGGCGCGGCGCGTGTTGAGCGGGGACATCCGCGCGAGCTCGGTCGGCTGCATGGTCGAGTTGACCTCGTCCTCGATCATGCGCTCCTCCTTGAACGGCATGGAGTCGATGCCCAGCTCCCGGTAGATAGCGTCCCACGTGTTGGCCCATTCCTGATGGAGCTTGTCCCCGATATACTCCTTGGCGCGTTCGGGCATGGTCGCGTCCGTCTGTATGTCCTGGAAATTGTCGTAGGCCAAGACGAATGGCTCGCCGTTGGCAATTGCCTTGTAGAAGTTCTGGACGTCGAATGTCCGGTCCTGGTTGCCCTTGATGACGAACGGCATGCGCATATGGAAGCGGTTGATCTGCTTCGTTCGCATGATGTCGGTCAGCTCGCGCGCCCAGATGTTTATCTTCACGAGCAGCGGGTAGCGCGTGCGGTTCTCCCAGATCCAGACGGCGTTGTCCCAGTTGCACATGAAATCGGTCTTTCCGGTTACGCCAATTGCGCGCCAAGCGCGCGGCTCGTCGTACATGTTCGGTGCTCCCTGCTGCACGGCGCGCAGGGAAAGCAGCGTCGCGCCCGCGTTCGGGTACGCGAGCGTCGCGGCCCCCTCGGTGAGCAGCGTCCACTCCAGAAAGCGCTCGTTGCAGGTCTCCGGAAGGTTGAGCCAGCGGAAACGAGAAAGCGCGAGCTCGATAAGGTCGTTCTGGAACATGGTGAAAAGCTGCTGGTTGTATGCCTCGGTCTGCCAGTATGTCGGCTGCGCGCCGGGCCTGTACTTGCGCGGGCCCTTGTAGCCCCTGCGTCCCTTGCTCATACGTGGACCTCCTCATAGACTGTCGGCGCATCGAGTGCCTCTTGGAACATGGCTTGCACCTTCGCGCTCGATTCGGCCTGCGCGCCCATGAGGGCTCGCATGAGCTCCCGGTGCGCCTCCATGTCCTTGCTGATGGTTGCGTCGCCCTTGGCGCGCTCGACCTTGTAGTCGATTATCGCGTCGATCTCCTCGTCGGTCATTCCCTGATAGGTCTCTGCCTTGAGAAGCGCGTTCAGGTCGATTTCTGCCATGATGCCTCCTTTACAGGTTGTCGTAGATGCTCACGCGGCCGATTTCCTCCGGTTTGCTCCAGACGGTCACGCCACGAATAAGTATATCCTTGATTGCGCCCTGGGCCCCCTCGAGCGCGTTGCCGTTGCCGCTGCACCAAACCTCCGTGCACTTCCAGTATGTGAAATGTCGCATGACCTGCATCCGCTCCATGCTGAACTCGCGCATGAGCGCGTAACCGTAGCGGGCGAAGGCCGACGCCGCGTTCATGATGTCGCACTCGCGCTGGGTGACGACCTGGGCGAAGAGTGCCCGGGGCGCGGTCGCGCTCGACTGCCCGTTCGCTCCGGCTCCGAACTGCGCGGGGGCCGCGACGCCCGCCTGGTTGAGGCCTGCCGAGATCGCGTCTATCGCGGTAGCGTATGCGCGGTTCGCGTTTGCGTCCCCGGTCGCCTTGGTGTTTGCCGCGTTGGTGCTCATGACGGCCGCGTTATTCGCCGCGACTTTGGTGCTCGCCTCGTTGCGGAGCGTGGTCGCGGATGTGCTCGCGTTGTTCTGGACTCCCCACACGGCCGCGGTGTAATTAGCGGCGTTGAGCGTCTTCTGGAGCGCGTTGGTCTGCGCTACCGATACGGCTGCGGAGTTGCTGGATTGCGAAATCGCCGCTGCCGCGTTAGCCGACGGGATCGAGACTGCAAGGTCGGATACACCTCCGATCGCGGCGCTCGTGGCGCCTGCGGGGCCCCCGGTGAGGCCTCCCGTCACGACGGCCCCCGCAGTGCTCGCGATCGCTGCCGCGTTGTTGTTGGCCGTGGTGATCGCGACGACGTCGTTCTGCAGCCCCGTCATCGCGGTCGAGGCCGCGTTGTCGGCGTTGCAGTCGGCGCTGAGCTTCTTGTTCGAGGCGCTTGCTCCCGTGAGGGCCCAGTCGTTCGCGTTCTTCGTGACTGCCGTGTTCGCGGCCGTGTTGATGGCGTTGTTGTCGGTGATGTTCTTCGCGGAGTTGTTCGCATTGGCGTTAGCGGTCGCGTTGGACGCGAGCGACGACGCGAGCGCGTTGTCTGCCGCGAGCCTCGCGTGCGCGCGGCTGTATACGGTCGTGTACGCGGCGCGGCTCGCTGCGCTCTGGCTCACCTGCATCACGGGAAGGCTCCAGCTCTTGAGGTATTCGCCCCATGCGCCGCCGTAGCTGTACGTGCGGCCCTCGATTGTCTGGAACGTGAGCGAATCGGTCGCGCCCGCGATACCGAGCAGGCGCGCGTCGATGGAGATATAGGGCATGACGAGGTTCACGGCGCTCGCGAGCTGGATACCGTCCGTGCCGAGGTCCTCGATTCTCACCGTCGAGGTCTGCCCGCGCTCGTCCCCGATTCGGATCGCCGCATAGGGGTACGTGTAGAGCTTCGCGAAACCTGCGGCCTTCGCGGGGTAGCCGAAATCCGCCATGCCGGGCTGAATGAACGGCTCGATTTTCTGTACCGCATTCAAAACCGTTATCGATATGCCCCAAAGCGTGAACGGCGCTGACTGCGTGAGCAGGTCGGACGGCGCGAAGAACACGCCGAGTACCGTCGATTTCATCCAGGGCGCGTTGGCCTCGAGCGCGCGCAGGAACGGCTGGAGGTCGCCTACGGCCACGGAGTACACGCGCGGCGCGAGCACGCCGGAAACGTCCGGCTCTGAAATCGCGGGCACCTTCGGGGCGGCAGCGGTACCTAAATCGCCCTGGAGGTCGGCGTATGTCGCGATACACGCGCGCTGCGTCTCGGCGCTGTAGTTCTTGACGGCGCGCGCGGTCTCGACGAAAGGCTCGCCCCCGGTGTTCACGTCATCGGAGAGCAGGTACGCGCTGTTTTCGCGTGGGTTCGCGAGGTAGTCGGCCACGCTCGACGCGGCCACCGGCGCGTGTCCGCGCTCGAGCAGCACGTAGTCGAATTGCATCTCGTTGATGTACGTCGTCCATACATCGAGCGTGAGGATCAGGCGCGTCGAGTTGGGGGAGAGCTGCCGTGCGTCCCGGATGAAATAGAAATAGCGGCGCTTGCGCTCGCCCGCGGCATACGCGAGCGGCTGCGCGTCGCCCGTCATGCGCGGAAGGTCCACGACGAGATAGTTATATCCTTGAGCGGAGGTCACCGGCACAGGTACCTTGGATGCGCCGTCAGGCTTGACGTTGAACATGGTCTCGAGGTTGACGACCTCGCCCTCGAGCGAATCGAACCATGCATCGCGCGCGGCGTCGTCGTCGAACTTCACCACATCGTCGTACCGGCCGCACCACGGCACGTTGCACATCTTGAGCCTTGCGGTCGGCTTGAACCGTGAATAGTCGAGCGTGTCGTCGTACCTGTACACGTCGACGTTATCGAGGTTAGGAAAATCGCCCATTTTGCCTCCTAAAGGAAATGCGCCCCCGCTCACGCATGAGCGGGGGCGCGGCGCCTTGCACTATAGATTATAGGCTAGGCGATCTTGATGTCCACGGTCTTATAGAGCGTGGTCTTGCCGGAGGGGTCGACGTGGGACGTCTTGCCGGAGGGGTTGACGTAGGACGTCGTGCCGGTCACGTGGAGGACGTTGCCCGCCTCGAGGTCGGACTTCTGGACATGGAGAACACCGAGTCGGTCGACGCGCGTGGCGGAGTTGAGCGCGATCGGCTTGCCGTCGGATGCGGCGGTCTCGGCGCTCACGCTCCAGGTCACGGCATTGGGCTCGACGGTCACGCCGAGGTCGTTGTCCGTGATGGTGCCGACGAGCTTAACGGTCATCTGCGTCGTATCGCCGGGCTTGAGGCTCTGCGAGGCCGCAGTGATGTCGACGTCGGTCACGGCCTGCGTGAGCGTGCGGATATCGGTCGCGGCGTCGGTCGTGAACAGGATCGCGGGGACGAACGGCGAGGCGGATACGATCTCCCAGTGGTGCAGGTAGTAGTTCGTGTTGAGCGTAGCGGGGTTGTAGAAGCTCTCGTTAGCGTATACGACGTCCTGGCACACGAAGAAGGCGTCCGTGGTGAGGAGCGCGAAGGCGTTTGCGACGGGGAGGTCCGGGACGACGACGGTGCGGTACTTGATATCGGCCTTGTCGAGGTTGAAGATGCCCGCGAGCGTGTCTACGTCAACGGATGCCATGGCGTCGGCGGTGATGAGGAGCACGAGCTCGTCGGGCTTGGCGAACACGGGGATGCCGTACTCGGCGGACACGGGGGAGTAGAGAGAGGTCGGGAACTCGAGCTTGCTCGCGTAGGCGCGCACGGCCTTGAGGAACTCCTTACCGGTCGCCTCGTCGGTCGGGGCTGCGCTCACGTGGTGCTTGAAGAATCCCCAGTTGTGCTCGTAGTAGGCAATCAGGTTGAGCATGCAAAGGTACTCGTCGTAGTTGTCCGAGTTGCGCGGGACGGTAAGCACGGCGTCGATGAGGCGGTTCAGGCCGTACTCGTCCAGGAACGCCTGGCGCAGGTCGGGGTACTCGAGCGAGATGTCGTAGCGGTCCTTGCGGTTGACGCTGTGGTACCAGACCGCGGCCTCGGGCGCGTTCACCTTCTCGAGCACGGCGTCGTCGACCTTGTAGGTGTGCGCCTTGATCCACTTGAAAGCGGACTCCTGGATGCTGAAGCCGTAGCGCATCGTCGCGCCCTTGAAGGCGCGCAGGGGGTTCTCCCACTCCTTGTTGTGGATGATCTGGTCGCCGATGCGGTTCACGTAGGCGTCGATGAACTCGTTGAGGTATCGGCCGTTGTTCGGCTGGAACAGGAATTTGGACGTCGCGTCGATACCCGAGACGGTCGGGTCGGGCACGCGCTGTTGGAAATCATTGGTCGCGGACAGGTACACGCGGCCCGCGATCGTGGTGTTGTTGGTTGCCATCTTTTAACCTCCTTACAGGTCAAGGTCCATGTCTTCGTAATCGGGAATCTCGATTTCGTCGGCGATGACGTCGGCGCTACCGTCGCCGTCGCCGTCCATCACGTCGGCCCCGTTGTCGATGTCGATAGCGGCAGCGGTCGCGCGCATCGAATCGAGCGTCTCGGTGATGGTGCCGAGCATGCCCTCGATGCGCTCCAGGCGGTCGCGCAGGTCGTCGAACTCGCCGATGCGGTGCGCCTCCTCGCCGGACGTTCCGGTCTCGCCCCCGATCATCTGCTCGCCCGGGGTCGGTTCGCCCTCGGTCTTGGGCTTCTCGTCCTCGTCCATGTCAGCTCCTTTCTATAGCTATAAATAAGGGCGCGATGCGAACGGGCTCTCGCCCGCGCATCGCGCCCATTATATAACGCCTTTGCGAAACATGGCGCGTGCGGCTGAAACACGCCGCCGAGCGTGCGGGGTTCGGGTATCGACCGAACGATATAGCTGTCCCGAATCGTCCCTACTCGCCGCCTGCCGCGCGAGTCGTCGCGGGCGTCTCGGTCATTTTACGCCATAGAGCGACATCGCGTCCAGGAACCCCTCGCGCACCTTCACCGAGTCGAAGAGCACGCTGCCCTCGTAGTACATCTGGACGATGACGCGCAGTGTCTTGACGGCGCGCTGCGCGGCGATGCGGTTCGGCGTGTTGTCGCGCCTCGTGAGCGCGAAAACCGGCTCTGCATTCTTGGGAATCTTCCCGGTGACGTAGTAATAGCCCTCGCTCATGTCAATCCAGATGCCGTAACTCTCGCCCATATGGACGCACCCCATGACGTACTTGGCGCGCGCCGGCTTCTTGGCTATGTATCGGTCGTCCTCGGCGAAGTCGTTCGCGTAGGTGGCTTTCGTGTAACCGGTGACCTTGCCCATGCGGCCCGCGAGCGTGTTGTCCATGCGGTATAGGTCGTGCTCGTCCGGCTCCACGTAATGGAGCAGGACCATCTTGTCGAGATACCACGTATAGCCGAACCTCGGCACGCCCTTCACGCCGATCGCCGCGAAATAGGGGTTCAGCAGGTCGACGGCGTTGCCCAGCAGGAAGACGTGCGGCTTTATCCGGTGCCCGTCGTAGGGGTCCTCGCGTACGCACGAGTCGATGATTCGCGCGAGCATGTTCCACTCGTTGCGCTTGTAGGTGTGCGTCGCGTCGATATTCTCGATGATCGCCTCGTCGAAGATGACGTTCTTGACGTCGGTGAACGTCCTCTTCTTGGTTCCCTGCATCTCGGCATAGCCGACGACGTACCCGCACACCTTCCACGGCGTCCCCTTCTCGGCGTCGGCGGGACGGTACTTGAACTCGTTGCTCTCGCACTTGAAATCGTATCCGCCGAACTCCTCGTCGGTCGCGGTCAGCTTGTCGAAGTACCCCTTCTTCACGGCGTCGCGCTCGTCGAGCGTGCGGCAGACCTCGACGAAACGCTCGTCGCGCTTGATCGCCGCGTTGAGCGCGTAGGCGCGCAGGCCGTACGTCTTGCCCTTGTTGGGCGCGCCGACGACCATGGTTATATCCGCGTTGTAGCTCAGGGTCTTCTCCCAGTTGTAGTGTATGCCGTCGTTAAGGTTTACCATTCGGCCTCGTTCCCTTCATCGTCGATGTAAGTGTAGCTCGCGCGCTCGCCGTCGTAGTCGATGACGCGCTCGACCGTGTCCACCTCGCGCCCGTAGCGCTCGCGTATATAGGCGACGGTGCGCGCGTTGCCGCCCTTCTCCGAATCGCCGAGCACGCGGTCGGAGGGATAGAGCGCTATCGACTCGTGCGTCCTCACGTGCGCGGTCTCGCCTAGATAGTCGGTCACGTCCATATCCAGCACGTCGGCGGATGCGGGCCTGTAGTGCTCGAGCGCATGGCACACGGCATGCGACACGCGCACGCCCCAGCCGAGCACGCGCGGCGCGACCTCGGCGAATCCGTGGACCGCGCTCATGTCGTCAATCCAGTTCTCTATATGGTACATTCCCGTCGGTCGCGACAGGCCCGCGCACGTGATATGCGCGTGGGCCCCGTCCCAGCTCACGCGCGCCTTGTTCCACGCGTCCATATGGAGCGGGTAGGCCTCGCCCTCGACCTCGAACGTCCCGACGCCCGCGAGCGTCGATGCGTATCCCGGGAAGTTGACGCGGATGCGGCCCATGCAGGAGTCTATGGAGGCTGTGACGGCCTCGTGGAACGGCGCGAGCGCGCACATCAGGTCGTCCGCCGTGACGTCATCATCGCACGATATCTTGAGCGAGTCGGTATCGCCTCCCAGCACGCGCACACGCTCGCCGAGCGCGCGGTATATGAGCTCGATCGCGGCAACGATAGCCATACGGGACCCGCCCACGATACGGAGGCCGTAGGGGTAGAGCACGAGCTTGCCTTTCGCGTCCTCGTAATGCTCCGCATAGGTCTCGCGCGACACGACGGTCGAGCGGTCGACGCTTATCTCGCCGCCCTCGACCTTGTAACCGGGCTTGAAAACGTCCTGCGCCTCCATGCCGTAGATGGAGTTGAACATGCCCTTTACGGTCGAGTTATAGTACGCCTCGAGGTCGGCGCGCTCCATCTCGCCCGAGCGGATGCGCGCGGCTATTCCATCGGGAATCGTCTCGGGAATGTCCGGCTCATACGGCGTGCCGGTGGCGTAGGTCTTGAGGATCTCCTTGCACGCGGCCTTGCGCGCGTAGAAGAGGTTTGACAGCAGGGTCACGTAGTCGGGCGGTTTCACGAAACTCATAGTCCCCTCACCGAGGATGACCTCCATCGCATCCCACGAGTAGACGCGGCTCATGCACCACAGCTCCAGCTCCGACACGTTGACGATCGCCGAGTCGGCCGATACGAGTTTTCCGAATGCGAAGCGGCCGTTATATGCGGTATCGACGTAACCGGCGCTTCTAACCGCGGTCACGCCGTCGCGGTCGGCCTGCCCTCCCCAGTCGCCCAGCTGACCCTTGGCCTTGAATTTCGCCTCTGACAGCAGCGCGATATCCCAGCACGCGAAGGCGCTCCCCTCGCGCAGGCGCATGTTCGTAAACCGTATCTTGGCGTGGAATGCGCACCCGAACGGCTCCTCCCAGTGGCGCATCGCCTCATCGAGCCCGGTCGAGCGCACGGTCTCGGCCATCGCCTGGAGCACAGGAGGCAGCAGGCCGCGGAAGTGCACCGGGCACATATGGCCGTTGATGTAGGCATGGTGCGCGGACGTCTCGTCAATCGAGTAGACGTTCGATTGCACGATGCCGGAGTAGCGCGCGCTCGTGAGCGTGAAGCCTCCTCGGAAACAGGCCTTGCGCAGCGCGTACTGCGCATATGTCGGCGCGAGCTCCTCGGAGCACATGCGCTCGAAAGCGGCCTGAACCGAGATCGGCCTGCCCTTCGCCCTGGGGATGCGGAGGCGTCCCGTCTCCATCTTTCCCGCCTGGCGCACGAGCGACGTCTTTGTCAGCACGCGCACGCCGAGCCACTCGGGACGGAGCCACTCGTTGGACTCGAGCAGGTAGCGAAGATATGCCGGGATGACCTCTGTGTCGCGCCCTGCGTAGAATAGCTCCTCTTGCGTAAGTGGGGTCTCGGGCGTGCGGACCTTGGAATAGTCCCAATCGCCCTCGGCTTTCGGCAGACCTGCGGCCTCGCCCATCTTCGCGAGCCCGCGCATCTCGAGATAGAAGGTGTCCCAGAAACGGAGCTTCACGGCGCCGTCGCGCACGATATCGACGGTATAGGCGCTTGTGGCACTCTGCGCGGTCACCTCCATATCCCAGCGCTCGTTGAGGTCGTGCATGAGGGGCTGGAGGTCGAACATGAGGTTGTAGGCGCAGATGACCGGTACGCAGCGCTCGCGCTCGCCCCATGCGATATATTCGTCTATGGCGGCCTGCATCTCGGCCTCGTGGCGATAGAAACCGATATGCCCCGCGCCCGGCTCATAGGCGCGGAGGTCGCACCCGCGCAGGTCGTTAAGGATAAAGAGCACGGGATAGGCGCGCCACGTGTTCTCCGCGCGGTCGAGGCATATGTTGCACGTCTCGGTGTCGTAGCTCGCCGCTACACGAAACTCCGGCCCTTTCAATTTGAATCCCATCCCCGCACCTTTTTTACTATCCGAACATAACGAGCTTGGACGCCCATACCGTCGAACCGGTCAGCTCGGCGTCGAAATCCACTTCGCCGTAGAAGTCCTCGTTCTCGGAGGTCAGCCCCTCGATAAGCGACGTCTGCGCCCCTGCCGACACCGCGCTGTCGAGCGCCTTCCCATTGGCCCCGATAACGCGGTCGTATGCCTCGGAGAGCGACGTCACGCCAAGCCCCTCCATGATCTGCCTGTTCCTCTCCTTGGGGTCTTTCCCGCGCCAGAACCGGCGCGTCGCGGCGTAGAAGACCGACACGGCCTCCTTTCCGCTGTCGCCGAGCGTACTCGGCGCGCCCGAGCGCGCCAGGTTGATTTGCCTCTGGAATATGAGGTTCGACCTCGCGTCGCGCGACCTCGCCTTTCTCGGCGCGGTCGTCATGCGGTCCAGGCGCTCCGCGGCCTCCTTGGTGCGCGTCTGCGCCTCGGGTACCTGCCGCGTCCCCTGGTAGGACTGCGCGATCTGCTCGCGCACGCTCGCGATATAGTCGGCGCGCGCTCGTTTCTGCGACTCGCTCATGCCGCTCACGTCCTCGCGCTCCAGGCGCGCCAGCAATCGCTTGGCGCGGCGCCGCGCGTTGTATACCTCGTCCGATGTCCTTTTCGCACGTGCCATAGGGCTCTACCTCCAAAATAAAAAGCGGTGCGGTCCGGGCCGCACCGCCTGATGTTAAAGCAACGGGAGCTGGGGATTAAGTCTTGACTAGACGAGCACGAGCGTCTTTCGCGTGTTGCCGTTGGGGAGCTTGCTGGAAACGAGTTTCATCGGGACGATCTCGCCGTCGTCGAACAGGCCCGCGGCCATGAAGTTATCCGCGGCGTTGCGGACGCCCTCGGACTGGGAGAAGTAGGCGGTTCCGTCCACGCAGACGAGTGTGGTGTTGGTGCAGGGCATATCGACGCCGTTCTTGTCGCGGGCGCGGCGGATGCCGGGCTTGGCGAACACGCCGATGACTTCGAGGGTCTCGCCCTCGTGTTCGGACAGAGACCCGGCGTTGTTCATCGCGTTGACGACGAGCTTCTTGGTGTCTTTGTCGGTAGCCTGGATGCTGGAGTAGCTTGCAGGGGTGTAGAGGTCGGTGCAGTTGTCCATAGGTGCGAGCTGGGTATTGTCGTTAGTCATAATGAGGTTCCTTTCCGATTGCGTAATTCATAGCGACTTTCAAGAATAGTCTAGTAGGGATTGAATAGTAGTCTGATTCGGTATCGACGCTTGTGATCGAGATAAACGAGTCACCTAATCGTTGGCGGAGCGTGTTCGTAGCCTTCACAGGGTCCGAATAGTCACCGTAGAGGTCGTACTCGAAATCAATCAGCTTGCCATTGGCGACTGTCTTGCCGATGCAATGGCAGATCTGGATTCGTCGTCCGATTCTACCGCGCTCCTTCTTTGTGTTTGTCATGAGTTGCACCCCCTTCCCGTTGCTGTCACTAGCATTATAGAAAAGTGGTGCATTGTGTGTCAACGGGTATTGCAATAATTTTCACTTATCGACGAGTGCCGTCCGAGACATAGCATTGCAGGCGGTCGAGCGCATAACCGTACATGCCCGCGTAGTCGTCGCCTCCGTAGGTGGAGCCATCATCGCAGACCTCATCCCAGTAACCGGCGTGTGCGACGTCCTGGGAGCGGTAATAGACCTGTCTATAGTCACCGTTAGGCGTGATGTAGTACATCTGCACGCCGTCGATGGTCTGTCCCCAGATGCCTGCCATGCCGTTCACTGAATCGTTGTAGTTTGCGGTCTGCACCCAACCTAGCCAACCGCTCTCCTCGGTGTGGACGCGATAGCGAAGGGTACCGGTATCGGTCCACGCGATCAGCATATCGTGTGAGCCGTAGGGCGCGCCCGCGAAACCCTCGGAGTTACTGTCGTTGAAATTGGTCACGGCCCCGTTCCACGAGCCATAGCTGTTATGGAGCGCGTAGTGGATATTGACGCTCTTCCCGGTCGACTTGGGGAAGGACGAGCGGGCCGCGGAGGTTGAAGGCCGATAAGTGCCCCCGTTGCCGTCGGTAGGCGCGATCGGCGCTACGTATCCGCTACCGAGATACGCGGAAACGGCCTGCTTGAACTCGAGCCACGTCTTTCCATATGCGCGGAAATAACCGTTAGGGTCGGTATGGTCGGAACCTCCCCAGCGCCGAGCGGCCTCGTAGTGGGACAGCAGGCGCGACGTGTCCCAACCGTGGGCTCGTAGCTCGTCTCCGGTCCACTTGACGGCCTCGCCCCACTGTTTAGCGAAATCGGCTGCATCGGTTGCGTGCGCGAGCTCGATGCCGATCGTGTACCCGTTGCCGTTGCCCACGTGCCAGCAAAGGCGGTTCTCCGGGACAGTGTTGTAAACGATAGACCCGTCGAGCTCCATCACGTGATGGACGGCGTAGGTATCGTCACGCGCCCACAGCAACGTGTGGTTGTAGGCGCTCGCGCCCGGGTTCGCCGTCTCATGGATGACGAGATAGCTCGCATTAAGGTAACCGTGCCCGTTGGATACGTAATTGTCGACGCTCTGGTATGCCTCCGCTCCGGTCGGAGCAGAAAACGCGATCGCGAGCGCGAAGAAAAACGCGGCAGATGCCGCGCCTTTCTTCCGCTCGATGCGGTTTGGTTTCATTGACTAGACCTCCTTGGTCGTCAGGTTGTCGAGCTTCTCGGAGAGCTTAGCCATGATCAGGCTGTTCTCCTCGATGGTCTTTCGAAGCTCCTCGATGGTCTTCGTGTCGCTGTAGTACATCATCACGAATGCCGCGATGGGAAATGCCACGTTGCTCACCAGATCCGTAACTACATTGACGTCCATATTCCATTGCCTCCTTTCCGGCAGAAAAAAGGGACCCGGCCCTTTACCGAGTCCCGTAAGCCTAACGGTATTGTAGCTATTTCCAGCCGTTCTTCTCGCCCTGGATTACGGTCGTTATGATGACCGGCTCCTTGGTGGTGATCGTCTTGCTCATGATGACCAAGGGCGCATATTCGCGACGCGCCCCGCTATAGAACTTGACCGTCGAGCCTAGCGCTCGATGAGGTCGCAGCGCGAGCATGAGCTTTGCGGGATCGTAATCGGGGATAAGGTTCGCAAACTCGCGGTTATCGGGTCTGTATTTTAGCAGCCCGTCCAATACGTCGGTACGGTCGATATATGCGAGGCTATGGCCGTGAAGCGCACGGAAGAGCATACCGGATTGGAAAAGGCCCTCGACGCGATGCAGTACATAACTGTCGGTAGCGTAGACCACGCGGTTATGTACGCACACGCTATCATAGGGTGCATGCGTGCCCGGCTTGCACGTGGTTGCGCATAGTGCCCTCCACAGGGCCTCGGTTTCGGACTTGTTCATTACGATCCTTTCCCTCGTCTGTTGGAACTTGGTTATTATTTTAGTGACTGTTGTTATAATTGCAAGTTGTTTTTTGTAGCAGTTAGTGATATTATATTTCTTGTAAGGCAGAGACGGAAAGGGAGTTATTCAAATGACCGACTTCAAGCAGTTCAACGTATGGTATTACGACTTTAATTACAACGACAGGCGCGTGAAGACTTGTACCAGGCTCGAGGATGCCCTCGCATTTGCTCGCATGCTTGTACGCGATCGCGAGGAATTGAACGTTAGGTTTTTGAGCCTCGAGAGTGTATACTAATTCTCGTGCTCCTAACCACAGCACCCCA